GGTTTCTTGGCGCTATCACCAGGAAAATCACCCATACGGTCATATGACTTACGGATGCTAATATCTACACTTCTACGCATGTGACGAGAAGTTGTCTTTAATACGAATGACTTACTGAACGGCGGAAGATGTTCCGACATTGTTCTTCTCCGTATTTAAAAAATGGGCAGAGACCGAAGTCTCCACCCATAAATTGCTTATTAAGCAGGCAACGCGTAACCAGTTGCAGTAGCTGCAGCAGGTCCGAAGAAGTCTGTGTTAATAGTCAGAGCCAAAGTGGCCTGAGTAGCGTCGTTAAGCGCTGGAGTGATTTCCAAAGAAGCAACAGTGCCCTTGAAATAGAAATCGTCATACTCGTCAGCTTCGCCACCGTCAAGACCGTTCTCGGCAGAAGCCAAGCGGACGCGGAAAGCAAGCTGTGAGCCAGCAACACGAAGAGTGTCGAGCGCATAGTGATCAGCAGGAACGTAGTTCAGAGTGAATTCCAATGAAGGAGCGTCAGACTGACCAGAAACCTGAGCAGAGATGCTCTGGCCGTATACTGGTACGTTAACAATGTTTGCAGGAGTTCCAAGTGAAGGGAATTCGCGAACGTTGCCGATTGCAGTTACGCCAGAACCGTCTACAACTAGAGCTTTGATGCCAGTAGTAGGCATAGTTCCAGTGTAAGAAGCGCTAACGCCAGTGTTGTCTGCAGCCAAAGTGTATGGTGCAGTAAGAGTTGCTGTTACAGTACCGTCAGTGATACGTGTGCCGATAGGCAGAACAGCGACACTAGTAGCTGATTCGAGTTCATCGCCAGCAGCAGTAATGTCGTTAACCAGTGAGCCGAAGATACCAAGGGCATCGGCTACTGAGTCCATTGCAGCTGTAGAAACAACGTAATCAAGGCTAGTGAAAGTAGAAGCGTGAAGTACAGAAATATGTGCCATCTTTTCATCCTTGTAATAAGTTACATGTTAGAATTTAGTGAAGTTAACTATAAAGTCAACCCTAAAAAGTGATTTGTCATCCGAATCCGTGCCGACGATGTCGACGACAGGAATGCCAGTTTGTGTTCCACTTGTCAAGCGTTTTGAGTTGAGCATGGAATCAAGCAAGTCGGCGATCTCCATAGCACGAGTCAAGCCATTCCCAGTAGGAACGTAGACTTGTGCGATGTATTGACCGCTGACAGTGTTTATGTGTGAAAAAGAACGACTGCGCTTAGGAGTAACCTTTCCTGGTACAGTCTCAACGATGATAAACTCGTTGGCGTAACCACCGGAATAGTTAGCAGGATACGTTGCGATATTGTTATCGGTCCACGTATTAGCGGCGAATAGTTCTTCAAAGTCAGTTTGGACAGTTCTAAACCTAGACATGAGTAACACCTCCAAGCTCGCCAACAACCTTTGCTATAATAACAAAGCCATTGTCTTCGTAAGAAGAGAGCTTATAAGTTTTACCTGCGATCTCAAAAGAGTCGTATGTCTCAATGTTATCAACTTCTTTAGCCTTCAGGTAAAGATCGTACGTTGCACGATTACCTTCGGCGTCTTTTACTTCGTCAAGTAAAATGCCAGAAACGCTAACGTTTGCGACATTTGTAGTAGCTACTGAACCGGTGCCAAAATTGTAACCGGATGCAGATGCTTTAGTGAGAGTAACTTGGACCACTAAATCGCCAACGGCCGTAAACGCAGAGTCCACAGCGCCTACAAGCTGGCTTTTTAACGACATTAGTTTGCTCTCCACCAGCCGCGCGTAGCAGAGCCACCATTAGCCAAAATAGGCTTTAGGTTAGCATAGTACGTTGGGTTGGTACGACGAGTAGTAGAAGACGCGCTAGTAGCGGCTGAGCCCGATATTTCTATCGAACCCACGCGAATAGTTTCGCTGCCGCCACTAGTGCTTGTTTCGGAGTAAGAGTTAATAACACCTTCGTTAGAAAGTAACCAAAGTGCTTGCTCATAAACAGCTGATTTAAGATAACGGATTTCACGAGGTAACCCGTAAAACCAACCAGGATAGCTAGCCGAATTAGTAGGCTGACTAACCATGAAGTCGTAATCGTTACCCATCTCAATCAAGAATCCAGTACGGTCGTCCATAAATGAACCCGTACGTGGGAAGCTCAACGCCTGAGTAGAAGATGTAGCACTCCCTACAAAGTTCTCCTTGTCTATCTGACGACTAGCAGACACAAGTGCCTTAGCTCTAGTCACGTCAGTAGCAGAAGTCCATGCAGTAACGTCCATGCGGTCTTCGAAGTAATAGTTAGCTTCGGCAACGGATGCATAAGAGTTATATGTGAGGGACAGTGCCATCTACCATCTCCCTTCTAATTAGGCGTGGAAGATTGGCAGGATGCCGAGGTTCAACATGTCGAACTTACGCTCGTATGAAGCAGCAGTTGCAAGAGCAGCGTTGCCTACGAATGCGTTAGAAGCGCCGGCCCAGCTGTAACCCATTGGATGTACAACGTAACCCCAACGATAGAAGATATCAGTTGATCCGCTTCCGCCGTACTTGTTGGCGTCGCGATAGATTTCAGTTGGTGTTGGAACAGCAAGGTCAACAAAGCTGATTGCGCCAGGCTTTACCAAGAAAGTAGTATTAGTAGAAGCAGCTTCAACGTTAGCAGCAGCTGAGTTGTCGCCCATAGCGTTACGAGTTGACAAAAGACGGAACTTACCAGAGAAGATAGTGTTGAACTCAAGGTTGCCTTCAGTAACAGTAGTCTGGTCGACCAAGTTAGC